GGTTGGTATATTCACAATTCAGACTTATCGGGTAGTGGTGGTATTGCCAATGTAGTAGATGATACTACACCGCAACTCGGTGGTGATTTAGACACTAATGGAAATAATCTAACAGGAAACTTCTCCGCTACAGGTGAAACTAGATTATGGAAGGCTTCAGTAGTTACTACTAATAACCCTACTTATGCACCCCACGCGGGTAGTTATATCTTAGTCACGGGTGCTGTAACATTACCTACAATTACAGCGGTGGGAGAACAATATGTTTTGATTAACAATTCAGGAAGTAGTCAAACTATTACTTCGGCTAGCACATTAATTCCTGCTTCCCCATCTATTGCGGATAAAGCAGCCGTAACCGTAGTAGCGATTGATGCAACAAATTGGTTTGTAATTGGGTGATTATATGTTATCGGCTACAATTGGTTCATCGCAGTTGGGTAACAAATTTTCTTTATCTAGATTTACATTACCTCATAGTGAAATAACTAATATTGTAGTAAGTGCTAAGGAAGCAACTGATTTATTTATTGGTGGTGGAACAATTTCATTTACTATGACTGATGGTTATATTAGACAATATGATTTTTCTTCAGAAACATTGACTGTTCCTAGTTACGATACCACTAATACTATTTCAACTTTAAATACAGGTGTGACGGCGATTCGTGGTGGAACTTGGGGTAATTCTGGAACTAAATTAGCATACAGCGGGAGTAATGGAACTGCGTATCAAAGAACATCTTCCGCGTATACACTTGCAGGTATTGGTCCTGCTTCGACAAATGCCGTCGGTCTTGGCGACCTTCAGGGTGTTGCTTTTAATGATACAGGAACTAAGGTATTTTATTGTCGAGCAGGAGCAGTAAGTCAGGCTACTTTATCAACACCGTGGAACATTCAATCTCGCGGTTCATTTACTTCGTTAACCACATCAACAGATACAGACTCGGATGGAGGTTCAATTAACAATCTAACTTGTATTAGATTTTCGGCAGATGGGACAAGGATGTTTGTTTCATATAGAGATAGTTTTGGGGATGGAACATCACCTTTACATTATCCTGCTATTGCTCAATATAATTTATCTGTCGCTTTTGATATTACTACCGCTGTTTATGTAATGAATCTTAAACTAGATATTAATATTGGTGCATACCCATCTTCTCCTTATATCGGTTGGGTCACATTTATTACAGGGTTTGATTGGAATGCAACGGGCGACAAATTAGTTATTGTTGGAGCGCATCCTGCGGGTAATGGTAATGTTCTACTTTTTAGTTAAACTTATATAGTCGAATGAATTTGAAAAGAGTGTAGGTGTTATTATGTCGGATGAAGTTCAGAATGTTAGACTCGATAATCTCGAAGCTCGTGTTGGAAAACATGATTTGATGTTAGAAAAGATGGCCTCCGCTCAAACTGATATGATGATTAGTATTGCCGAACTTAACACACAGGTTTCCACCGCTATTGAATTAATGAAGCGTGGTGGTGTGATTCTAGTAGCCATTGTAGCAACAATGTTAGGATTAGATGTAAGTGCATTAATGTGAAGTGGTATTATGGGATGGTTTGGTATCTTAAAAATGGGAGTTATCGGAACTATTTATACAGTAGACGGCAAACAATACCATTTTTCCCCACAAGATATTGAAAGATATAACCAATTATATAATGAAACTCAAGGTAGTAGTTCCGAACAGAGAAAAAGAATTGCTTTAAGAAATACTATTAGAGAGAGAAATATTCAACCGAGGTGAAAATAATGTCGTGGACTGAAATTCTTAAGGCTACTAAGAAGGAAATTAGAGATGCTGAACGCAAATGGGTTCAGAATACAATTACAGATATTGATAGACACACCCCTATTAAGGTTCAATTATCCTATCAACCCAATGGTAGAAAGGGAAATGTTTATATAATTAATGATAGAGACGGTAATATCCCACTATTTCACGAAATTAAGGATTATTTTAAGTCAATGGGAAGAGTTGAAGAAATTGGTGAAAGAACCTTTATGGTAACAGAAAGAGTATTTTAAGGAGGTATATAAATGGGAGCACAAAAAAATTCTTTTAACGACCGTATGATTAAGTGGACCGCTTTACCTGCGGTCTATCTATGGCTCGCAGCAAGTGGGGCAGTAGTGGCTATGGGTATTCTAAAACCTGAAGTGGTGTTGATGAACCTTGAAGGTTTTATCGCCCTTATCGCCATCATTGGTGGAACCGCTCAACCCGCGTTTGCAACCATGCTCGAACTATGGAAGAGTGAGCAACAGACTGAAACTGAACTCCACCCTGAAGTTATTCGCGCTAACACCGATGCTATGGTTGCTAAGGCTGAACATGACCGCAGGGTTGAAATTATGAAGGTTGAGCATCAGCATTGTTTGGAGCATGAGCGTCAAAGGGTAGAACTTGGTATTCACCCTCACAATTATACGGATGGTGAAGAATGATGGTAGATTACGAAGACGTGGTTGCTATTAATGATGAAGTCATGAATAGTTATTTGAGTAGGTTTCCGGGCTATAAAGATATGTATATTGAAACTATGGATGGTGTTTTTAGTGAAGGTAAATCAGAAGAAAAAGCAACTCAAGAATTTATAGCATTGTTTCAATCTGGTTTTAGTAAATTAGCACAGACTTATCTTAACGATAAAATGCAAGAATTATTAGACATGGGAGATAGATTCCAAACAGATTCTGATGTAAGTTTAAACATTCATAGTATTCATTTTTCTGCTGCTAGACTAATACTTCATTATGTAAATAACCCTGCTAAATATCAAAATTTTATTTTTAGATTAAATAAAAAAGCGATTGAGGCCGCTAAAACTACGTTGAATCGCGGAACTAGTGTAGAGTCTAATATTGTAGATTTCCAAGATATATACGCAAGTGCAAATAAATATAAACCTTCATGGCGAGATATACTAAAACAAGGTTAGTTAAAATCAAAAAGTGGCCTGACCTATGAAAAAAGCGTAAAAAAAGGGACGCCGCCCCTCCGGTTAAGGAAGGACGACGCCCCAAAAGGTTCACCATTCTAATTTTGCAATCTCAAATTCCCCATCGTCTTCGTTAAAATAACGAAGTTCTTTATTCTCTACACCCATCTTCCAAACGTCTAACGTAAGTTTTGAGTCTAGAAGACAATACTTAACTACATCTTCATACTTACCTTCCGCCCACCATCGGACGGCAGTTAAACCATCTGCGCTCTTTTCTGCATCTAGATTACTTTTTGCTAGATTATCTAGATGAACGCGCTTACCCACGGCTTTAGTCATAAGCCTGCTTGTATCAATACAACGCTCTTCTTTATCTTCTAAGTATTTTCTAATACAATAGATATCCATTGAGTCCCGCAACGCGGGTAGGTCAAAGGAAACGATATTATGACCTAGCAATTTACCACCCTTTTCAAAGTGGTCGTCTAAATCAAACTTTAACTCTCTAAGCGATTTAACAATCGCCCCTTCAATCTCCATTGGCTTATCAACATAAACTGTTGCATTCTCCCCATCCCATGTTGTAGCACATGAGATAATCCACATGTGGGTGTTTTCCCAACCTCCAATATCTGCCGCCGTGTTTGCTGTTTCAATGTCTATTGATAAAATGTCGCTCATTAATATACCTCCGCATCCTTAATTTGTTCTACTGTGTAGCCTGATTTATACATTCCAAGAATACTATATAAATATTGCTCGTCAATAAAGTTTATCAAAATGTCTATTAAATCTAACTTGTCCTCTTCCTCAAGGAAGGTTCGAAGTTCTAAAAGAGTCTTTGCCTCAATCATTGTTCTTCCTCCTAACTTCTGTTCTGTTATTTCCTACGTTTCTTGTTTCAAATAGATGTTCTACATCACTCCACACGCGATAGAATGTCGCGCGGGCCTTTCCTGTTCTTTTCATATAATTTGTAATCAACTGAGTCTTGGGAACCCAGTTGCCCTGTTTCTTATTGCTCTCTTCATAAATACGGAGAACGATGCCCTCCTTTGTTTGCTCCTTTACACGACGCGGCGACTTCTTCAATGTATCGCTAAACCAAGTTGTAATTGAGTCAAAACTCGTATCAGTCAAGATACGCGCTTGGTCTATGTGTCGCAGTTCAACCGTAGTGCTACGTTCAGCGATAGCGGAAAGAGCAGCAGCAATACACATATTGTTAATTGTATTCATCAAGAAGGTGTTCAATGCGGCAAAGATATGGTCGGGGAAACTTTGCATATATTTCCTCATACCTCGCCAAATAACCTTCAAGCGATTCTTAGCATCGTTAGAAAATACAACCACCTTTCGCTTATCTCCCACTTCGGCTAAACGACGCTCAACCCAAAGATAAATGTCGTAAATCATTTCGGAGAACTCAATTTGGAAAATTTCCGCGCCATCATCTCCACCGACAATTTCACCCACTTGGTCTAGATATTCTTCCTCCATCTGTTCCTTGAGAGATTCAGGAACCTCACGAACATACAACCACATACGCTGAAATACACCCTTTGTTAGAATAACCTTCTCTAATCCCTCAGGTGGAAGAGTAGTTGCCCACAAACTGCGTTGGCAATCTACTACAAGGTCTTTACCCCACTCAGTCAAACGCTTTTTGATTAGGTGTGTATCTGAATCAAGACGGTTCATAAACTTCTGAAACATCATCACGGTGTCTTGCTTGTGTTGTGTTTCCTTGAAGATACCTGAGTGTTCAAACTCGTCAAACGCGATAATCCCTGAACCAAATAGAGCACCGGGAATATCAAGGTCAATAAACTCAGGGATAGGGTCGCCGTTAATATCTAAGTTATCCTCACCTCTCACCCAATCAGGATTCTTCACATCGAACTTCTTTGTGCCGAGAAGTGCTTGGTCTGTAAATGCGTCGGGATTGTTTAGAGTAAACTCCTTCACATCAGTTAGTGGTCCTCTTGGTGGGTTGCGTGTAAGGGGGTGTTCATTTAGCAGTTGAAAAAGCCTAGCCCAAACGGGAGAAAGAAAGTCAAACATTGTTGTCTTACCACTCCGCGCTGTTTGAACCCATGTGTAATGAATCCGTGGGTCAAGGGATAAGCGCCCAATTGGGACACGCACCATGTCCTTTAACACTTGTCCAAGCGTAACATAGAAGGACATAATTGCGGGGTAGTTATTGTAAAGAGAAAACTCAGTTACAACTTCTTCCCAACGAATTACACACGCGGGTAGTTCAGTCTTTTCAATTCTTTCTGTATCAAATTCATTAACATCAAGAGATTCGAGAGCATCATATAACTCCCACTCGTCAATGTCTAAGTCTTCTGGCATTAGTATTTCACCTCTTCTTCATTGTTAAATATCTCTACGATATTACTCGCAGTTGCTTTCCCAATCCCTGTTACTTTGCTCAGGGTTTTCGCATCCTGCATCGCTATTTCTAACACGCTTAGGTGTTCTTTAAGCAGGGTGTGGGCCTTCTTGGGAGAAATGCCCTTGATTGTAGATAGTAAATCTACTCTTGCATCATCAGTTCGTGTCTTCTTCGGTAACATTTTACGCATATCTAACTGTTTATTTGCATGATGAGCAGATGCTACTACAATTTCTCCCGCTGTTCTAGAGTCGGGAACCCAAATAACCTTAACATTTGTATTTAGATTAATAGAAGCGATGGCTCCTAAGACTTTACGCTCTAATCTAGACTTATATTCATGTGTAATCTTTCTCTTTTTAAGTAAATAACTTCCCACTTCGTTAATATCACCGTGAATTAATAAAATATTACGCTCGTATGTGTCTTCCATATTACTTAACTGATTTAATAGTCTGTTATTCTCTAATGAGTTAAGAAAATCGTTAATTTCTTTTGCTTCGATGCAAATATTACCGATAATATAGTCACCAATGTCTAATTGTTTCTTTTCTACTTTAATTCTTGCCCTTGTAGCATATAATTCTACATTATGGGAGAGTTCTGAGTCTTCTCTATTATCTATTACTATCATTTCTAATCCTCCTTAGGATATCGCCAACACTTACCTACACAATAACCTTTGCTAATTAAAGTATTGCATGATGGAGCCATGTGTCGCTTTTTAACTGCATAATCTACAAACTTTTGCGTCTTCACCGCGTTGTAATCAATCCATACGTCTTCATTAGAAGCGATGGTTTCGATTTCATCACATACGATGGTTGTAATATCATCCAACGCATCACCCGAAACCTCTCTTGGCTTACAATCTAACCCTTGTTCTGTAACCACCATGTCTGATAATACTTCATTATACCATTGGACGAGATAATGACGCGCCTCATGTCTTGGGTTTTCAGTCATTACCGCAGTTCTCAAACAAGGGATAATAGGTAATACACCGGGAGATTCTACTGAATCAATCTCCACCTCAGCCACTCTCATTTCTTTCACCTCAGGCCATTTCACGATTTCTTCTCCATAATACTCTTGCTTAATACTTCTTGGGCGTTTAGACACGTCTAGAACGTGTTTTAACGGCCTTGAAAGGTCTTCATGGTTCAAGACTACAGAAAACCTTTTTGCGCCCATATGATAGGTGTTATGAACCCTTCTAAGTCTAGCCGTATTAATCACTCTATTATCAAGTCTTGGAGATTTGTAAATCACATCATGGCAGATATCAAAGAAAGCCTTCACCTTACGCAAATCAAAGGTGCGCTTTCCATAGACAAAGATATAGAAACCCCTGCCTGAAAAGGCCATAGTGTGTTTTAGGTTCTTTTCCATCAACCAATTGTGCAACCTTTTTAAATCTGTGTATGCATCCTCAAGACTTTCTTCACCATGAGCGTCAATATCTAAGAAAAGACGGTCAATATTTACTGTATGTTCTAGACCCCGATTGTGTGTAAAATCATCGTAATCATAGACTGATGTGTATACATTCATTTTACCATTATAGGTTTTGATAAAATCAATATATTCATCTCGTGTTTCTACTACTACACGACGCGGTTGGACCGCTGATTCTAAGTGGGAACCTGCCCACATTTCACGGGGAAACTTCATTCAATTCACCTGTTTTATATCTTTTCTAATTTGTTCCTTCAGTTCTTCCTTTGTTAGAGATTTCATTCCCTCTTTAAACTGTTCTTCAAGAGGATTTTGCACTTCAGGGGTTTCTTCTTGTTCTTCCGTCTGCATAACAACAGTAGCAGTTTCAAGATGTTTTAGTATCACGGGTCTAAGTTCTCTTGTAAATTCCTGTTTAAACTCATCTAGAAGTCGGTAAAACATACCTGTTGATTCTACTAAGTATTTTAAACTATAATCATAATTACTAAGTAGAGTATCAAGTGTTTCATCTAGTTTCATAACCTCCCCGAAGGTCCACGGTCGGTTAAGTAATTGTGCTAGTAATTCCTTATTAGAAGAAATCATAATTTACACCACCACCTGCTGCTTCACAAGCGGTCTTAAAGCCGCACTTATCACACTTTTTGTAAAAGGGTGATGCTGTGAAGGTCTGCGTTAAATAAGCATCTACCAATTTCTCCATAGAGTTTATAACTGAAGTCATAGACCGCTTCTTTACTTCTTCGACGTAGATGTAATTACTAGCAGGGTAAAACCAACCCCAATGTGTGATACCAATTGAGGGGTCAAGTCCCGCGTCAATAAGTGTTTGCTCATTACATTCCTCAAAAAGAAGCTGATAAAATGCCATCTCTTTACGCATATGGGTTTTCTTACTATCTTTCCACGGTCCGGTCTTTAATTCAAGAGGAATGTAGCCTCCGTTATCTAAGAATATTCGGTCAATGACTCCCTGAAGGTGGACACGGATGCCGTTAATCTCATATTCTGCGTCGAGGCAAATCTCATTTCCTACAGGTTTAAATAGGTCAATTGTTCCTTCAGTTACACATTCAAGAAAACGTTCAGCATTCCAAGCAGACATAGCGCGATAAATGTCCTTACTTTCTTCATCCTTTCCTTCGGGGTAATATGTTCGGAAATGTTTTACCAACGCTGAAGGGTCGTCAATGAGAGGCATCGCCTTTTCAATATCCATCGCTTTCCAAAAGTCTTCCTGTGCATTGTGAATATCCGTTCCACGAATCATGGCGGCATTGACTTCCTGCTTAACCTTACCTTCACCTAATGGGTTGTAGTTCATTCGATAGGATTCTTGGCAGAAATTAAAACTACCAAGAGAAGATTTGGTGATTTTAAGCACCGGACCTCCTTCTGCATCGGGGTTCCATTGATAGGAAAATCCATTGTCCAAATCCTTTTCACTCCATTCAGTTACATAAGTCATTTTTCTTCCTCCCACATTCTGCGAGCAAACGCAACGGCTACCTTTTTACATTTACTACAACGCAGTTCGGCCTCGATGTGTTCTTCTTCTTCATTGTGATACAAAACACGCTCCTTGACTGTTTGCCAATTATGTTCACATTTCATTCTTCTTCCTCCATTCTTTCTAGGTATTCAATACTTTTCTTTACAATATCAATATCATGCATTACATCACCAAAGATACATTGAACAAGAAAACCAATTTCTGTATTATCAGAAAACTTGTCGGTTAGTAGAAGAAAGCCACCGATGATTTCTCTACATCGTTGGTTGAAATCCTCAATATCTAACCCTCTTTCGTTCATACGTTCATGCATCAATCTCATTCTTTCGTGGTAACTCATGCTTCCATCTCCTTTAATTCATCAATTAGTTGGGATGCTTCGCCTCTTGTTAGTCCTTCTAAGGACTCTTTATTTAATTTATGGTTTTTCTCATCACAGAGTTTAGTGATGTAGTCAATCTGTCGGGTAGTAATTGGGCCATTGGGGTTCTTAACAGACTTTGCCCCACCCGTAGTATCAATGGCTTTTCTCCGTAGAGAAGCGGTTGTTTCATCGTGGCATTGACGACAAACTTCAACCACATTAGAGCGGGAGTGAATGAGATATTCACGCCCAATTTCACGGCAACGGTTTTGTGAAATAATGTGATGCCATTCGGTTTCTCTCACTTCTTGGCAAATCGTGCATGTTCCAGTTTTAATCCAAAATCGTCGCTCCTGTTTAATTACTTCGAGTAATTTTTTATCTAATACTTCCATTTGTTCATTCAATTTTTTCTTTCTTTCGTATAACTTAATCATACTTTTAATATATGTTCCTTCCTTTTTTCCCATTTTACCACCACGAATCTAATGTTTGTTGAAATACATCGCGTTTAATTTCCTTAATATTCCAACCTAAACTTTCAAAAATTAGTTCGGATTTATTAATCACTTCAGCCTCAGCGATAAAGTCTAAGTCGGGAGTAAATTGTTCAGCTTCACTTAGGTTCTTAAAGGCGATGTAGTTAGCCTCTTTAGATTCACCGTTTAGTAGATAACATTTCTCGTCTAGGTCTTTGTTATCTATACGCATAAAGTAGTATGAATCTCCCACTCCAATATTTCCATAGCCTTGTTGATTGTAATATACAATCCCCGCTACCCCACCACCGATTGCATCGTATTCTTCGATTGGTTTACGAAGTCGAGAACGTTTAATTACATTATTAAGTTCTACCTGTCCCTTAATGATTTCTCCATAGGAGTCATTACAATACTTAATAACGGTTTCTTTGTTTTCGAATAGTGAAATCATCTTTAGTAGATTTTCCTGATACTCCTTAGCGAAGGTTGTTTCGTTACTCTTCTTCATCTCAAAGCCCATTACAAAGAACTTATTCTCATCTAGAAAATCTCCATCCTTCCAAGAGAGCCAACCGCAGTAGCGATTCTTTTTCTTAGTTAAGAAAAACTTCTCAGCAAACTTTTCAAACTCCAATTCCACGGGGTCACGAAAAACCTCGCGGCTGATATAGTGGTTAAGTTTCTCTCTCAATTGGTGCGCGTCTTCAACATCACGGACCTTGATAAATACGGAGTCTGTGTGTCCATAGATAACTTCGTAACCGAGTTCCTGTGCTTTAAAAGCAGTAAGACGCATAGCACGGCGAGCAGAAGCGGTGATAGATTTAGCCATTTCCATATCCCCCCAACCGTAGCCATCTTTTGCAAGGATTCCGTAGAAAGCGTTAACGGCTCTCTTTGTAGCCATCTGCGCTGAGTTCCACTTTCTCTTCTCTTCTTCGGTGGTGGCTTCTTTCATCAGAAGTTTGTATTCGGCCCGCAGGTCCATCATTTCCATAACTGCTTGAGGCAGTAGTCCTTCTTTAACATTACTGAAATGAATGCTCGGTTTCCCGTCATAGTCAGCCAAAGACTTCGGAGTGTTCCACCAAACGGGGTAGCCGCTATCACTTTTAGTTTCCCAAGAAATGTTATTGCTAGCCATCATCGTAGGGTAGAGAGATTTGAAGTCAAAGATAGCCACATTTTCGTGCAAACCAAAGGTGTTATATTGAGCAGGGTCCATGACGAAAGCGGCCTCAAATTTTTCCTTATTTCCCTTCACTCCTGTTGGGGGAATCCAATCTGCTTTACGCATGAAATACATACCACCCATTTGCGAGTTATGATATGTGTTTCCAAATGGGCAGACGATTAGCCGTTGAAGAGCCATCTGATTCTCCGATACGTTCATCACTTCATCAATCTTCACACACAGTTCAACGTCCACCTTAGCGTAGTCAAGATAAGTCTGAGTATCTTCTAACCACCCGCGCTCATAAAACTCCTGTCCCTCAAACTTCTGCGACACTACTTTCTTCTCACCTAATACGCGAGAGGAACAGTAGTCTAGAGAAAGAGAGGGTAGTGTTCCCATCTGTGAGTCAATCCAAAGACGTTCAAATCTATCCATTAGGCACACGGTTAGCCGTCCGTCAATCACTTGGTCGCTATTGAAATAGCGGTCAATTTTGAAGTCAAAACTAAACTCGCGGTTATCTTCATCATCTTTCTTGTAAACACCCTTCACTTGATTAAGCGGGGACATATCCAATGGGTCAAGTCCACAGGCAATCATTCGACGGATGATGAAGGGAATATCGTAACCCATGATAAACCATCCAAGAATCATGTCGGGGTCTTCATATTCAATCTTGCGAAGGAAGTCCCTAAACATATGCTCTTCGGAAGAGTAAACTATAAGAGTGTAGCCTTCGGCCAATAACTCATGTTGGTGTCCCTTAGGAAACCAAGTCATTATAGTATATTTGTCTGTATAGTTATCATACAAACTAATAACTGTAACTTTACCGTCATGTTCGCCCCCCACTTGAGTTTCAATATCGAAATACCACTTTCGCAATTCGTATTCCGGAATCTCGGTTAAGCAATCAAGGGAATACAAGCGAGAAACATCCACATCGGCTTGATAAGTTTTAATACCCTCATTCTCAAAGTAGGTCTTAACATTCCAACGGTTGTCGGGGTTTCCGTAATACACGCGGGTAAGGGAACGTCCGTTGAGATTCTTCCACGTTCCCGTAACCATTTTAATGTTATAAGACTTTTCACCAAAGCGAGTCCTTGCTACAATGCGATTTGTTTCTCTATGTGAACCGCTTTCGATATAGAAGTAGGGTTCAAAACTTTGCTCTTTCACTATCCTCTTCTTTTCCGCATCCCGATATCTCAAGGACACTTTCTGATTCATTTTGTTGTAATCTATAATCATATTCAATACCACCTATTTTAATTCCATCGCCGCGTAGCGTTTCTTCAAACGCATACTTTAGCGTTTCAATAAGGTAGGATGGTGAGTCCCACCTCTCGTCTGTATCAATCTCTATGTGTAGAGTTAGTTTCATACTAAATCCTCAGAGATTAAGAGAAGGACAAGATAGCCCATAAGGTCTAAAATTGTGTCCTTTTCATTCTCAATTTTCATATTCCCACGGAACATACGATTGAGTTTATCATCAATGCGGATGCGGATTCCCTCGGAAGCCTTACCTTTGCTAAAGATACGCACGGGGTCTAGCGCAGAATTTCCATAGGAAAGATTCTTTGCATGAAGCATCGCTTGGATTTCATCTAATATCATTTGCACCTTATCGTTAAAATCATTCTCCATTATTACACACCTCTCTTGAAAGACAGTAAGTAAGGCAGGTATCGCAGTAAGATAATCCTACAAGAGAAGCCATAAGGTCAACAAATTGACTTTCTCGTGTTTCCATAATCCAAAGGTCTTCTTTAGTGTAGTCTGAAAGAGCCGAGCGAATCACAGAAAAGGATTTACGCATACCGTTTTTACCAAAGTCGCCATAAGTTTTTACAATCATGCATCGTCACCATCGTCGTCGTCTTCGTAGTAATCGTCTTCTAATAGTTTAGCAAGACCTACTAATGCTAATGCTTTTCCTAACATCATTCTTCCTCCTGTGCTGCAATCATCATCTTGGCTAGCATCTCTCTTTGTCCGATGCAGTAGGCTAACTGAATCTTAATGCTATCCCCATAGCCACGAAGAAACTCTTCTTCACTTCGGTTGATATCTTCTAACATTTCGTCAATTCTCATCTGTATAAATTGTAGTGTTGTTTCTAAACTCATTTCGGTTCCTCCCGTGGTGCGCGTAAAATTGTGACCTCATCAGTAGCAATAACCAATGGTCGGTCGTCTTCATAACACAATGCAACGCGGGGTGCATCTGTGTAGCCAAGAATTTTTCCAACAGGAAGCGACACTTCAACCGTGGCGGGAAGTGTAGATTCTGTATTAACCCAAATGGGTGTAGTTACTTCGTGTGTATTAGTTTTAGACGAGATAGTAAGACTCTTACCATCAAAGTCAAGTCTATACACCGAGTTACCAACACGTTCTGCTAGGTTCATAGCGTCAGAAAATTCTTCAGTTCTAACCAAGAAGCGACTCTTCATTGAAAGAAATTGAGTCACCTTGATTGTTTCGTTATCCTTAATTGCATCGTAGTCAAGATTGGCTAAGAAAGGTTTTAGCTTCATAACAATGTTTAGATGTTCTGAACGCATTACTGAGGGGAAGGTAACGATTGAACTACCAATGAGCATCTTAATCTTACCTTCCTTGTGGATAATAGTCGCATCACCATCTGCTAGATAGTTAACCATCATATTGCTATCAACGCAGAATACACCCTCTTCAGCCTCACATTCATAGCGATAGACTACAAATGTAGATGGGTCACCATTGTAAAAGTAAACCATATTTGGAGTCGCTTCAATGTAGACTTGAGAGGATAGCCCGCTAACCTTACTCGTATAACCTTGATTGTATTTACCCCGCAGGGTAACAATCTGTAAAATATTCTTCAGTTCTTTACTATCAATTGTAAACTTCATATCATCACCTTTTAGGCTCATAAACACTAAGATAATAGCACCCCTATACGGTAACGTTCTCTTTAATCAGAGAGTGCCGTTCTTGATTTGTTCAAGTCCAACCCAATTAACGTCGCCGTCAGTATTTTCAAAAATTTCGAAGGACTGTCCTTCATTCTCCGCATTGGTCTTACTCTTAACGACCTTTGCGAAGAGTTTTGTCGTCTTACCCTTTTCCTCGCGTCGGGTAATGATGTGCTGCCAAAGTTTCGCAGTAGTAGACTTTTCCCAATCGGGCTTCATCCCTACAATGTCGAAGCCATCGTGAACTTCCTTCATGTGTGTGATGAAGAACTTATGGCAATTCAATTGGCAAGCGGCCTTGAAAAGACGCTGATATTCCTGCGTTCTTGCAAACCACTGAGTCGGGACCATCTTCACTTTATCAGCGGCACGAGGGTCGCCACCTTTAATGTGATTAAGACGAGCAATCATGTTTATAGTATCAAGCCATGTGTCGAGGCCATCAAATACAATAGCCTTAACTGCCTCTACTTCAATTACCTCGTCTTCAAAGTCAATCTTCTTTGTTTCAATGGCTTCCTTTACCATACCCATGAAAAAACGAGCCATATCTGCGGTTCCTAAATAGTCCACAGTCATATCTTCGTTGTAAACATGGGGGTTGTAAATGAAGACCTTATCATCAGAAGACCAATGTTGTCGCCAAGTAGGTTCTGCACCTTCGTCAAAGTCGAGGACGAAAACCCAATGTGTTTTCTTCTCTTCTTCTGTTCGACAATCAATAGCCATACCTGTTTTTCCTGTTCCGGGGTCACCCGAAATGCCACAGATTAGATAAGCAGACTCTTGATTTAACAACTGTCGGCGTTGGCTGAATGCCTTAGCCTTTGCTGCTGCAAAACTACCTTTATCATCTTCTTCTTTTACTACACTTAGCGTCTTAGACGCTGTTCCTTTACTGTTTCCAATACCCATTATCATTCCTCCTTAAATTCATCAATTAGGTTATCTAGTTGGTTCTTATGCACAATGCGAGTAAACATCTTTCCACTCTTCATATGAAAGCGAACAGAATATTGTTCTTCATCATCGTGCTTCCACTCGATAGACTCAACCTCTTTCATATCGAGCACAATTTCATTCATTTTAATAATCATTTTTATCACCTGAGGTTTGGGCCTCGCACCCAATCGTATGTCTTTCAACCGCCACATATACACGGCTGATATTATCGTTGTATCTCTATGCCGATAATATCATGGAGTTACCTCAGAAGAAATCTACTTCGTCAGCGGTTTCCTCCGTAATGCTCTCAGGTGCGCCAGTTGCAGTTCGCGCAAAAACACCATAAAGGTTGATGCTTACGGGGTTAAACTCGCCATCAATAGGCATCCCATCATCGTCCTTCTTTTGTGTTTGATTGGTGCGACCCACAACGATTACATCAGAACCGACACCGAAGTTAATATCAACGTGAGAGGGAATCCAAACAGGGGTTGATTCGGGAATGTCCTCGTCGGAGAAACCGTAGTTTGCATCCACAGGCTCAATCCACATAACGCGGTTGCCGGTCTTTTCATTAACAGTTAGGTTCATTGAAGTTACGATACCATCAGTAACAACGAGGCGGTAGCCCTGTTGTTGTTGAATCTGTTGGTGGTAGTCTTCAAGTTCCATTAGGTCAGCGAGATATTCGGCCATGTTTGAAACGAGGCCGTCCTCAAAGTCCAAAGAGGAAACATCAAACCAACGCTCATCATCCTCATCGAGTGTATCAATATATTGGATGGATGCGCGAGTCTTTCCACGAATACCGTAAATTGCTTGACGGTCTTCGTTAAAGATACCGTAAAGACTCACGGGGCGGAAGGTTTGAACGCTGAAGTTCTTTGCTTCATCGCCCTTCAATTGAACAACCCAAAGACCGGATTCTTCACCAATCTTGTTACCTACAAAGTGGGCGCGAACAACCCATTCTTCTGCGGGAAGTGGCTTACCATAATTCTTGTTAGCATCACCGGATGCCCAAGCCTTTACAGCATCGAGAGGAACAATCCAACGGTTCTCTCCTACTTCAATAGCGGCAGCGTGAATTTGAGGGATAACGCGGGTTTCCCACTCATCGTTGTGAACGCGGGTTGCCACATATTGTCCATTCTCATTTACTTCAACAAGACCACAAAGTCCGTCTTGAAGGGCTTGGTTCTCATCAGCACGGAAACGGGAAAGGACGTTCTTCCTCTTCCATTCCATTACATCACGCGCAGGCTGAATGGCTACAAAATAACCAACGCCTGTATCACCATATCCTCCACCTCCGGTGTTCTTAGCACCGGCAAGACGACCACGGCATAATTCCGTGTAAGAGTTAGAGCGACTAAGGACTGTCGCTCGTCGTCCACATCAAGGCCGTTTGAAGTAGCGATTTCTGCATACTTCTCATTCATCTCATCATTTTCCATACCTAGTCGCTTTGCTAGGCTACCTAGTTCTTTTTCAATTCTTTCTAGCATTTTTCATACCTTCCTTTGTTTTTTCTCACCTAAAATTCCCTACAAACCAATAAACTAGGACCTTCGGCGTCACCGACCGGCCCCTCCATTCCATTTCTCCTACGCAGTGGGCGACTTTAAACTTCTCGCTCACCTCCATATCCATTTGTGTTACAGCCTGAAGCAGTTTTGCACAGATATCCTTTACAGAATGACCCATCAAAACGAGCCGCTCAAGGAAAGATACGGCTTCTTCAGGTGCAGAAGTTAGATTACGAATGCAAGACTTATACGGAACAAGGTTCTCAGCGTTGATATTCTCAGGTGTCTTACCTGAGTAAATACACGCTTGAAGTTCGTTCAATGCTCGACGGAAATCGCCACCACAAAGGTCTACGATTGTAGCAACAGATTCTTCAGAAAAATCTGCACCAACATCGTTAACAATTTCAAGCAAACGTTCACGCTGAACATCGTCCGGAATGGGTTGAAATAGATAGTTTGCACAACGGGAGCGCAAAGCATCATCAACACCATAGGGGTCATTACATGTAATCACAAACCGCACGTTTTGATATCTCTCCATAGTGCGCTTCAAAGCCCGTTGAGAGTCACGGGTCATACCGTCAATCTCGTCAAGTAGAACTATCTTGAACTTAGAATCATGATACGATTTAGCCATACAAAAGTTACTAATCGTTTCACGAACTGTTTCTAACTTGCGGTCCTGAGAAGCATTGATTTCTAGGAAATCATCGCTCTTGGCTTCACCGAGGAATTGATTACCTAATGCGTGACCTACGGTTGTCTTCCCAAGTCCGGGCGAACCGTAAAGCATTACATTAGGCATATCGCCTACTCTAAGCCAAGACTCAGCATCGGCTACCAATTTAGGTTGTCCGATAACCTGCCCAATCGTCTTCGGTCTGTATGTTTCTGTCCAATTCATTTCATTCACCAATTACACATTCTGCCGTTAATACATAACCTGCTACACTTACGGCGGAGCGTAGCGAGGAAATAACCACCTTAGCGGGGTCAATAATATGGGATGCTTTATCCCAACTAACAACCTTTCCTTCTGAGAAGACGGGCATGTATTTTTCTGCCCCCTTCACTAAAGACATATTTTCTTTAAAAGAACGGTCGTTATAGTTAGACATTATTCTACACAATGGAGCCATTAAGGAAACTCTAATCCAATTAGGAAATTCATCGTTTGCGGCCATGTTTGAAAATAATGCTCCACAACCGGGAACTGCACCTTCTTCAAGAGCAGCCCGTGTTGCATTTAGCGCATCGTCTAAGCGGTCTAGTTTATTCTTCACTTCCTGTTCCGAAATACCAAATACTTCAATAACGGCTGCTTTAGCCTTTAGTCTAGCTAAACGTGAGTTATGCTTCTTAATGTAAAATTCATTATCAGCGATTGATAAGTCGTCAGCAATTTCACCAATGCGGATGTTAATTCGCTCACCTTCATAGTCAATAAAGGTAGTCCTTTCTGCGGTAATAATTACCTTACCCACTGTCGCAATCTCTTCAGAAGTAATATCGTTAAGTCGCATTCCAATTTGTTCGTTGTAGAAAATGGAGCCAGTAACTGCGGATAGGTCACCAAGTCGTTCATCTTGCCAAAAGGAAATGTCTTCCGCTTGAACAACGCACATTTGGAAATTGCCCGACGATACGTTGATAGCCACAGATTGTAGAGCCGCTCCCGAAATCTCTCGGCAGACGACAACCAACGGTTGCTTCTTTGCTTGTGAGATTTTGATAGCCGGAACCAATTCATCAAAGGACTGGATGCTAGCGTTACTAACTACTACCAACGCATTTTCCATCACAGTTTTAGGTCCGAGAATCTTCTTAAACAGTGGACTAATGTAGCCCTTTTCACACTCATAGCCATCAACAATGGTTAGATTATCTTCACCTCTAACCGAGGGTTCAATGGTAATAATTCCTTCCACACCTACTTCCTTAAAAGCTTGGGTAATTAATTCACCCAGTTTTGAATCTCCATTGGCGGAAATAGTGGCTACATTTAGAATATCTTTATCCTCAGTAATAGGAGCAGTAAACGCTCTAATAGACCTGATAACCTCTTCAGCCGCTTCTTCTAACTCACGTCGGATTTCTGCACGGGGTCTATTGCTCTTAACTACTTCATCAAATCCATAACGGATAAAAGCATCAGCAAGAACGGTGGCGGTTGTAGTTCCATCACCTGCTTGCTCTTGTGCGCGTTGTGCTACTTCGATGAGAAGTTTTGCACCCGCATATTCATAGGGGTCTTCAAGAACAATATGCTTCGCAATTGTTACACCATCGTTCACAACCAATGGTGCGATATCACCTTGACGGTTGATGATTACAGATTTAGTAGCAGGGCCAAGTGTGCATCCCACCGCATCAGCGACTTGTTGAATACCGCTTCTCAGGGCATCACGCGCCTCAATTCCAAACTTCATTCAATCACCGCCAAAATCTCGAACAAATCTAGGGCAACATAGTTCACATTGTCCCATGTAAATTCGAAGCCATCCTTAAAGATAACTCGCGTCCCTTCATTGAAACCAACTGTCGAATCTACTACAACACCAACGTAGGGTTGTGGTGCATAATAGATACCGTCGCGGTTTCCTTCATCTCGTTTTACAATTGTAATATTTTTTGCCGCTCTCATTCTTCTTCCTCCATATTGCATTCTTTCATAATTCTAAACATTACTTCATCCCATTCTCTCTCATCAATTTCAAAATCACGAAAGTTAAAATACTTAAACGGCTTACTATTAATATCATAATAATAAACCTGTTCGGCAAGCCATCTTAGTAATTTATCTTTATTCATTCTTCTTCCTCCATATAGTAAATTTGCTCCACTGCTTCAGTGAGTAGTGAGAAAAATACAACTAACCCAATTAATATCAATAGGGGGACAATACTCAATGCATTACCCCCCAAAAGATTACAACCAATGTTACAATATTTACAATTGAAACTGAGATTGCAATTTTATTTGTAATGTGTAGTTCATCTTTCATCATTACCATATTATCTTTCATCGTTACTACATTATATAGTATTGAATTACCTAGCTCAATCAAGTTTTCCATGTCTTCCTTCATATTCTCTCACCGCCTCATCAGGGCTATGGTTTTCTTCATACAGTTCTGCTAGCACTTTCATGCTAATTTTGTGGGTTTTTGTGCTATTCCAAACCCATGCGACCCACACAGCATAGGGTATTCCTTCGCTCCTTCTCATAGGAAATCCTCTAATGTTGTCTTAGTAACCTTCACCTTTGAAGGTTTGGCTTTCTTCTCTTTCGTAATGTGTAGCACCTTGCATTCAGCCTCGGATAGTTTAGAAGCCGCCCACTTCGCATACTCAGGATTCTTAATCATACTACGAACCAAGTAGCCGTCTTCCTCGCGGAGTCCCAATTTAATACAAATATCAGGGAATGGGTTGTCCGACTTGCGCTGAGGTGGCTCGACAGTTTTATATTTTCCCTCATGAGAATACGCAAGTAGGGCGTAGAAATATTCAACGGGCCAACGATTCATTGCTGATGCTACTGCCGCTAACTTATTTGATGGGTTGTTTTTAGCAGCCCAAGAAAGTATCTGCATTGGTGCGGGTTTTAGTATTTGCATACCGCGTAGAAATTCATCTCTATCTCTCATACGCATATACGCGTTAGCCATAGACCAAATGTTATCTTCAATGACCTTAATTTCATCACTGTTTGGTGCAATCATTTGCATCTTCATTTGTGTGTAGTTTTTACTACCCGATAGTTTCACATCACATGCATTAATGATTGCCTTTGGCACAGACTTCTTATCAATTGATGTAAGGATAACCTTACGTTTTGCATAGATGAGGTCTAGAATCTTATCCTTATCAGGCTTGTAGTGCACATCTTCAATAATGATGGCTACATCTTTGGGAAAGGAATAAACATCATCAATGAAAATATCATCGGCATAAAATTCAACATATGGTCCCGCCGCAAATGCTCTAGCCTTGAACGTGCGACCCGTCCCCGGTTTTCCTACTACTATAATTGGTTTCGTCATTCAATCTCTCTCCGAACTCTTCTCTTGTTATGTCTAAATGTTCTCTGTTCTCTACAATTTTCATTCCCTTTTTGAAGCGACTCCACGCATTAGATTTTGCAGGTGCGCCGTCAGGCATGATATTACAAATTGCAATAATATCGGGTTGCCTACTGATAGTTAACATATCTCTATGTCTTTTAGGCTCAGGCTTTCGCTTAGGTTCAATGTTAAGCAGACTACCGAGTGAACGCTCGATGCCGTCAATCATTCTAACAGGGGCGCGTATTTCAATGATATGTCTTAGTGTCCATCCTGAGCGTGTATTTGCTCGGATAACTTTCAACTTTGGTGTAGCGGTTGTTAATAAAATGCCCGCCAATTGACCTTCTGTATACATCATGGACCACCTAATACGTCATTGAGTTCTATTTCCCATAAATGGAACCTGCGATGGCCGAAGAGGAACAATCCAGCGCCATCTTTAGACCCTGTAAATTGTTCACCACAGACTAAGCAGTGGACCTTTACAATTTCTGCGCGGTGTTTAATTGAATCAACACTTGCAATATCTAGCACGTTTCCTTCTGAGATGGTGTCCTCGTCAAAGTCTTCAGTCCACATGGCTCATCATGTAGTCCCTAAGAGTCTTCAATTTATTAAAGGTTTGGATTTCTTTCGATTTTTCGGTTTTAACTTTGGATACAGAAGTTGAGCTAAATTTACCATCTATCAACATTTTTCGCACCTTTTCTACCGCTTTTAGGTATCTATTTTGCTCTCCTTGTTTCCAATTTTCGAAGCAAGTATTTTCAATAAAAAGCATATAATCTTCGTTCAAAAACTCGTAGTAAATTAATTGAAATACTTTTTCAAGTGCACACCCGTCGTCAGTAGGACCTTCTTCAGAATCGTAGTGAATAGTTTCCCATTCAGTTGAGGGGGTCATCTTTTATATCCTCCAATACCCATCGAAGTGCTTTCACCACTCCGCGAAGTGCGGTGTAATTTCTAAGACATTCCGCGTTCTGCGATTGAGTCATATCGCGGGCCATGAATAGATTATACCAATGACGTTTCGTATGCTCCGCATCTTCTAACATATTTCTAACTTTTTCTTCGTCTATCATGTTTATTTCTCCTTGTAGTCGGGGTGGTTTTTGGGCAACCTATGTAGACGCCGTTCTGCGATATTACTAATCAACGAAGCGATATTAGCCACGGCTTGATTAAAACGCTTCTCAGCGACCGCATCATTTTCAGGAACCAAGTCATACCTAACACGATCCAACGCTTGAGCGATAATTTCCGAATCCATAATAGCATTAGCAATTTCATACTCTCCGTGTGTTACTGTTTTAATTCTCGGCATTTGATTCACCTTTTAGTGGTGGCAAACCGTAGTATAGTAAGCCGCTATATAGCCCTGAAGCGTAACTATACATGTCGTTCAACTGTGTGTGTAATTGTTTGTAGCCAGACTTTTCAGCCAAATCACGGGCCGAATCAATCATCTCTATCAGCGTCTTCATTCCAATCTCCCCATTCGTCTTCTTCTTCTTTCTCTGCTTCCATCATGGATAGGTATGCAAGTTTTACATTATCGCTAGTTACCCTCGCTCGTTGCGATTTCTTATTCGCTTCATAGACAGACAATCGGATGAGGCCGCGAGCCAACATATTAGCCCTCTTAGCAATCTCGTCCACTGCTTCAGCGGTGATACCACGTTCTGTTTCTTCTTTGCACATTCTCCTTACTTCTCTAATGCTAACCATTTTTTCAACGCTCCTTCGTTATCAAAACTGCGGGTGTCTGCCGTCTTCACGTTGATGCAAAACCACATCGAACCCGTCAGGCTTGCAAATACCCATACTTCCCAATCCTTTTTTAACATTCCTAAACTCTCTCGCTTAACGTCAGACCCATACATGTTGCTATAAATCTGGCTGAGGATGAACAAATTGTCGTGTATAAATTGAGAGATTAGGGGGAGTTGAACATCTGCCCAAACATCACCCCTAATCTCATACATTCCTGTTCCTTTACACACCACGCATTTATGCCCTCTACAAATTGGACATTCTATCCTTCTCATTCCGTTGGTAGGAAATCTCACAGTTCGAACTGAGGACTGTTCACTACCTTCGTCATTCTCTCTCCTTCGCTTGTCTTTTCCCATTTTAGATGTTCCTCCTTTCCAAGCACAATTGCTGAATGTAGGACGGGACGCCAATTTCGTAGGGTTCGGTTATCTGTTCCACTCCAAAAGGCATAGCCGAATGGGTGGGTGTGAATCCAACAACGAAGAGGCAAACGCATACCGCGAAGATTTACACCCTCATAGTCAACAAATCCCGGCGAACCGTGGTTCAAGAATAGGTTGTTATCACGGTCTACGATTACGGAAACTTCCAATCCACCGAGAGTTTCAGTAGATTGTTTCCAAATCTCCTCAAGGAAGGATTCGCACTCATAGTCGCCGCCAAACATTTCCCTAATTGGTGTCTGCCAAACTTCCGGTTCTACACGATTATATCGCACGTTTAGTGGGGCCTTTGGTTCATTATTTCGGAAGAAAGAAGTCACCTCACCTGCCCTGTAATTGTTGGGAACTGTGATGTGTAGGGTATC